CCGCCGCTGGCATGTCGCCCCGCTACGCCACCGTGAACCCGGCTGCTAACGCCGCGCTCGTCGAGGGCATGAAGGGCTTGTTCAACCCGGTGTCCACGATCAGCAAGCAGTTCAAGAGCGGCTTGATGGGCGAAGGCATCCTTGGTTACGACGAACTTGCCATGTCGCAGTCGATCAAGCAGTTCACGACCGGCAGCCGCACGGGCACCATCACGGTGAACGGTACGGTTTCTACGCAGGGTCAGGCGACCATTACGCTCAACGGAACGACGGGCAACACCCTGAAGAAGGGCGACGTGTTCACGATTGCTAACGTGTTCGCTGTCAACCCGCAGACCCGCGAATCGACTGGCTCGCTCCAGCAGTTCGTGGTCACTGAGGACATCACTGCTGCTGCCAGCGCGTTTACCAACGTGAAGATTGCTCCGGCGATTTACACTTCTGGCAATGCGCTTGCGACGGTGGATTCGTTCCCGCAGAACAGCGCCGCTGTGACGTTCTTGGGTGGCGCTTCAAGCCAGTACCCGCAGAACCTCGTGTATCACCGCGACGCGATTGCGTTTGCCACGGCCGACCTCCTGCTCCCGCAGGGCGTTGACATGGCTTCGCGTCAGGTCCACAACGGTGTCTCCATGCGCGTTGTTCGTCAGTACGACATCAACAACGACCGTATGCCGTGCCGTATCGACGTGCTGTATGGCTACTCGGTGATCCGTCCGCAGATGGCTGTCCGCCTCTGGGGCTAATGGTTAAATTTAAGGAGTAACTAAAAATGGCACTTCCTAATGGTTCTGGTGGGTATCAAGTAGGCGCTGGTAATGCTGCTGAGCCGTTGATGGGCGTTCTTAACGCCGTCACGGCTTACGCTGGCTCGACTGGCACTATCGCTGTGGCTGACCTTGAAAACGGTGTTTTCTCGGTTGATTCAGGCGGCACGGACGCTGGCACGTACTCGTTGGCAGACGCCGATGACGTCGATGCGGCTGTCAGCAGCGCTCGCGTGGGTAGCACGTTTGACTTCTTCTGCATCAATCTGGGTGACAACGGAGCAAACGATGTAACTTTCTCGGGCACGGGCTGGACGTTTGTGGGATCGGCTGTGGTTGCTGACGGTACGTCGGGCCACTTCCGCGCTCGCAAGACCGGCGATGCTGCTTGGACTTGCTACCGCATTTCGTAATAGCAACGCCCTCGGCGGGGCAACCCGCCGGGGGCACCACCTAAAGGGGTATTGATATGCCTAATACACAGGCGATTGGTGTTGCTTTTGCGGATCAGGCGATTATCAACGGCTCGCTTGACTCAGCCACGCTCGTTAATTCCAACGTGCGTAGCGGATTCAGCGCAGCGCAGCAGGGCGCAACGATTGCGACAACTGGAAACGCTGACGTGTTCGTCATCGCTCCGGTGTCGGGCGTTTTGTCGGCTGCGTGGTTCTCAGGCGTTGATGCGCTGGCTGCGAGCGATATTAACTACATCACGTTTACTATCACCAACCTTGGTACGTCTGGGTCAGGCACCGCAGCGATGCTGGCGGCGACCGATGCCAACACCACCAAGTCAACGGGTGGCACCGCTTTGACTGCTAATGCTCGACGCGTATTGTCACTGAACGGCACGGCAGCAAACCTTGTAGTGGCAGCCGGTGATCGTCTCCGTATCCGCGCTGCGGCAACGGGCACGCTTGCCAACACTGTCACGTTCCCGGTCTACATGCTCAACTTCAGCGTTTCGTAATATGTCCAATATCTACCTTCGCCACCCCAGACATGGGGAAAAGATCGCTATCTCATGGATGGAAGCGAGGGAAGATATGGAACAAGGATGGGAGGAGTTTGACCCCTCTGATCCTGATGAGTCTGAACCCTCGGCGTCGTCAGATGTGGCGGCGTCGGGGGATTCTCAGCATAATGCGTTGAGAACGCGTCGCCGCCGTAAGGAGTAAATCATGGCTACAACTGCTGCCGATCAAATCAACGGCGCGTTGCGGCTGATCGGGCAGTTGGCCGAGGGCGAAGTCCCCTCTGCGGCCACGTCGCAGGATGCCCTCACCGCTTTGAACCAGATGCTCGACTCGTGGAGTACCGAGCGTTTGGCGGTCTACTCGACCCAAGATCAGGTCTATAACTGGCTGCCTAACGTCCGCACCATTACGATGGGACCGACCGGCACGTTTGTAGCCGAGCGTCCTATCCTGATGGACGACGCCACCTATTTCCGTGACGCCTCAACCAACGTGTCGTATGGCATCAAACTGATCAATAACCAGCAGTACAACAGTATTGCAGTTAAAACGGTAACCTCTACGTATCCGCAGTTGATGTGGGTCAACATGACCTACCCGGACGTAGAGATCTATATCTATCCGGTGCCGACCAAGGTGCTGGAGTTCCATTTCGTGTCGGTGCGCCCGCTGGCAACTCCTGCGGCGCTAGACACTAACTTGGCGTTCCCGCCGGGATACCTGCGGGCTTTCCGATTTAACTTGGCTTGTGAACTTGCGGCGGAGTTTGGTGTCGAACCCTCTCCGCAGGTGCAGCGCATTGCTATGACTAGCAAGCGCGACTTGAAGCGCATCAATAACCCGGATGACCTGATGGCAATGCCAGCGGCACTGCTCGTCAACCGACCGCGCTTTAACATCTTTACGGGCAACTTCTAATGAAGACGCCGATCCTCGGGTCGTCGTATGTAATCCGGTCGGTCAATGCTGCCGACAACCGGATGGTCAATCTTTATCCAGAGGTTATTGCCGAGGGCGGCAAAGAGCCTGCCTACCTGCAACGCTGCCCCGGCTTGGCTCTACAGGCCACGATTGGCACTGGACCTATCCGTGGCTTGTGGTCGCTAGGCAATTACTTGTACGTCGTTTCAGGCGATCAAATGTACAAGTTAGATGCTAATTATGTACAACAAGGCCAAAACGATTTATTGCTTGAAAATGGGTTTTTTGTTTTGTTGGAAGATGGCAGCACCATTTTATTAGAAAATCAAGTAGCACCGTCATTAGGGTTTGTATCTGGAACTGGCCCGGTGTCTATGGCTGATAACGGCACGCAAATTTTTATTGCTGCTAATCCAGATGGATATATTTACAACACTGCTACGGATGCTTTCCAGCAAATCACTGACCCCGACTTTCCGGGTGCGGTGACGGTTGGCTACCTTGACGGTTATTTCGTATTCAATGAGCCGAACTCGCAACGTGTCTGGGTCACAAGCCTATTGGATGGCTTGTCGATTGACCCCTTGGATTTTGCAAGCGCTGAGGGTTCACCAGACGGGCTAGTATCCCTGATCATTGACCATCGAGAGGCGTGGCTATTTGGCACGAACTCCGTGGAGGTCTGGTACAACTCCGGCGATGCCGATTTTCCGCTCACCCGTATCCAAGGCGCCTTTAACGAGATCGGCTGTATTGCGCCGTACTCGGTCGCCAAGATGGACAACTCCGTCTTCTGGCTCGGCGCAGACCCGCGGGGTCAGGGCGTTGTATACCGAGCCAATGGCTATACCGGCGTTCGCATTTCAACCCACGCGGTTGAGTTTGCTATTCAAGGTTACGGGCACCTTGCTGACGCAGTGGGCTACACGTATCAGCAGGACGGTCACACGTTCTACGTGCTGAACTTTACCAACGCTGACACGACGTGGGTGTTTGACGCAGCGACAGGCTCGTGGCATGAGCGTGCTGGTTTCCGCAACGGCGACTTTAAGCGTCACCGTGGCAACTCCCATGCTCGTTTCAACGGCGAGCCAATCATCGGCGATTACCAGAACGGTCGCTTGTATGCGTTCGATCTGGACGTGTACTCCGACGCTGGCGTTACGCAGAAGTGGCTACGGTCATGGCGTGCGTTGCCAACCGGCGGTAATGACCTCAAGCGCACTGCCCACCACTCGCTACAGATCGACTGCGAAACCGGCGTTGGCTTAAACGGTTATGACTTGTACGACGAGGTGTATTTAGGCACCGAGTTGTTGCAAATCCTGCAAACCGAAAACGGCGAAGACATCATTTTGGACTTGAACGCTACGACAGGCGCCAACCCGCAGTTGATGCTGCGCTGGTCTGATGACGGCGGTCATACGTGGAATGGCGAGCGTCAGGTGTCTATGGGTCGTATTGGACAATACGGCACTCGCGCTATCTTCCGTCGCCTTGGCATGACCTTGAAGTTGCGTGACCGCGTATACGAGATTAGCGGCACCGATCCCGTTAAGGTCGCCATCATGGGCGCCGAACTGCAACTGAGCGGTACTGCGTCGTGACCGTAAACATCACGCAAATCCCTGCCCCGCGTGTGCCGTTTATCGACGAGCGCACTGGGCTGATTTCGCGTGAGTGGTTCCGGTTCCTAAACAACCAGTACCAGTTGACGGGTGGCGGCACTACGCAGACCACCATCTCTGACCTTGAGTTGACGCCTTCTTTGTCGTCTAACACCGAAGACGAGTTGGCGGTCGTTAAGGGGCAACTAGACGATTTGCAAAAAGGGCCGCCTCGGTTTGAGCCGGGTCTTATCAACTACGGTTCGTTCTTTTCAACGCAAACTCAAGCGGCAACGGTCATCAACACGGCCTACGCCATCACGTACAACAATGCTGATCCGGCGTATGGCGTTTACCGTGACCCAGCCGATAGCAGCAAGATTAAAGTTACTCGACCCGCTATCTACAATGTCCAGTTTTCTATTCAGGTAGACAAGACTTCGGGCGGTACGGGGCGACTGTACATTTGGCCTGCTATTAACGGAACGGCTGTGCCCAACTCAGCCTCGTTGATTCAAATTCAGGGTAACAACGCCGAGATATTCTCAGCGGCTAACTTTTTCTTGCCGTTATCAAACGGCGATTACTTTCAAATGTACTTTTCTGTAGATAGTCTTAGTGTTCAGTTAGAACACTTTGCTGCTTCTGCGCCTGTACCGGCGATTCCATCCATCATTTTGACTGTTATGCAGGTGTACGTATGACCGTTTACCTTTCAGCCTTTGCAGGAGCCGGGGCGCAGTTCTTTACCGACGACGGCGCCGTGCTGTCGGGCGGAAAGATCTACACCTACGACGCTGGCACTACTACCCCGCGAGCGACGTATACGTCCATTAGCGGCACGACTGCTAACTCCAACCCCATCATCCTTGACTCTGGCGGACGACTGCCCGAGGACATGTGGCTGTCAGAGGGCGTGATCTATCGCTTTGTGCTAACCGACTCGTGCGACATTCAAA